GTATATATAGTTTTCTACCATGTATAGACGGCTCTGGGCCAGCGACGTCGCTTGTATAATAAGCATTTGGATAAGCATTTACACGAGGTAATACATTTCCTGGGTCATTTAATTCCGGTACATTACCAGTCATTTTATCGTATAGTGCCATTTTTTCTGTAGTAAAATCTCTCTGCATCATAGCTAGTAAATATGCACCCGAGTATCTATTTAATGTTTGCCCCCCAACAGATATTTCAATTTCTTCAATCATTTGAGTACCTAAATTATCAATCCACTTAAATTCGTATGGAGCCCAATTAGTAGAACAATCTTGTGGCGGATATATGGGACTCCATATTGTAGGTAAATTTACAACTAAATAAGTATCCATAAGTAATTCTGCATAACGTTTCATTCTAAATGTAAATTTAGACGATTCTGTCATTCGTAGATTCCGTAAGCCATCAAAATCAATACGAAATTTCTGTAAACCAAAATTGGTGTATTTTTTATATGTTGTTTTAAAAAACGTTTTTGATGGATTCCCATTCAAATATACATTTTGATTTCCATATGCTACAATATTTAAAAGACCGCCTGGCATTATTATATATTTATTTATACTTTTATTATTTATTTTTAGTTATTGTTATTTATTTTTAGTTATTGTTATTTATTTTTATCGACATATGTTTTACATTTTAGTAACAATAAATTTAATATTATTTTTTTCATTACTTATTATAAGTATGTTAGATAAAGCAAAACAATTGTTATCAAAATTAAATTTAGATAAAAGCAAAGCTGCTTACATTAGATATATAGCTTATATTATAGTTGCTCTTTTAATTGTTGGTATGATTTTATACACTGTCAATAAAATGAGATTAAACAAGTTAAATTGCGAAAATATAGATAAACTATATACATCTTTTCCTAAGCTATCCTCTATTAACATAAATGATGCTGCATATAAATATAAATTAAGAGATTACTATGTCAAGACTGCCTACAATTCTTGCTGTGGAGGACAATTTAAAAACGATTATGTTAATGTTTGCGCTCTAAAAAAATGTATTCAACAAGGTGCTCGTGTTTTAGACTTTGAAATATATTCAGTAAATGATGAACCAGTTATTGCAACATCTGCTGTAGAGAACTATATGGTTAAAGAAACGTATAATAAAGTTGGATTTGATGAAGCTTTAAACGTTATTAATAACTATGCTTTTAGTGACGGTTCATGTCCCAATCCCCAAGACCCTCTTATTTTACACTTCCGTATTTCCAGTAATAATGAAAAAATATACAAAAAAATGTCCGACATGATCTATTCAACAATTGGTCCTAAATTATTAGGTAAGGAATATAGTTATGAATATAGCGGACATAATTTAGGAAGCGTTCCTATAGCCGAATTTATGAATAAAATAATTATATCTGTTGACCGAGCCAATCCGCTTTTTGAAAAAACCCCTTTGAAAGAGTATGTTAATATTGCATCCAATTCTATTTTTTTACGTTCATCTAGACAATATGATATTAAATATGCACCGGATACACAAGAACTTATTGAATATAATAAAAAAAATATGACTATTACCATGCCCGATTTAAGTGCATTCAATACAAATGTGTCTGCTGCATTAAACTTTAAATATGGGTGTCAATGGGTAGGTATGTGTTTTCAAAATTTCGATTCAAATATGGAATATTATAGTTTGTTTTTTGATAAAGTAGGTCATGCGTTTGCATTAAAACCAGAACATATGAGGTATGTTCCTGTAACTATTCCTAATCCTAAGAAACAAAACCCAGAATATTCATATACTGCTAGAAAAAGTGAAACCGATTATTACTCATATACTTTCTAAGTTTACGTCTTTGAATATTATGCCTACTAATAGACCTTTGAATATTTGCATAATGCGTATAAATATTTTTTATACACATTATATAGATGAGTACTTGTAAACCTAAATTAACATTAGAAGAAAAAGAATTGGCTATATTAAGGGAATCTATTGATATTGCGGAAAAAAGAAAGGGTAAACAAACTGTCAGTGATCCAGATGTTAAAAAAATTATAAGTATATTAGAAGATTTCTTAAAAAAGAAAAGACTAGTCTGTTATGGAGGTACAGCAATTAATAATATTTTACCATTAGAAGATCAATTCTATAATAAAGATATTGAAATACCTGATTATGATTTTTATTCGCCATCTGCTTTAGAAGATGCAAAAGAATTGGCTGATATATATTATGATTATGGATTTCAAGAAGTAGAAGCCAAAGCCGGGGTACATCACGGTACTTATAAAGTCTATGTTAATTTCATACCGGTTGCGGATATTACATTTTTAGAAAAATCATTATTTAAAAAAGTCCAGAAGGAAGCTGTTCGCGTATATGGTATTTTATACTGTCCTCCTAATTTCTTAAGAATGAATATGTACTTAGAATTATCTAGACCTGCCGGTGATATAAGCAGGTGGGAAAAAGTATTAAAAAGACTATTATTACTTAATAAAAATTATCCTCTTAAAGGTAAACACTGCGATCCTAAAAATTTTCAACGTGAATTTGAAAAAAAGGATAATAAACAGGAACAAGATTTGTATTACGCAGTTAGAGATGCATTTATAGACCAAGGATTGATATTTTTTGGAGGGTATGCAAGCTATCTATATTCTAACTATATGCCAAAAAAATTAAAAAGCATATTTCACAAAACACCTGATTTTGACGTACTTGCCGAAAATCCGGATCAAGCTGCAGTTATATTAAAAGAACGTCTTGAAGATCTTAATTATAGTAAAGTAAATATAGTAAAACACGAAGGCATTGGTGAATTAATTGCACCTCATTATGAAATAAAAGTTAAAATCAACGATATTGAAGAAACCGTTGCATTTATATATCAACCAATTGCCTGTCATAGTTATAATGTTATTAAATTAGGAAAAAAATCAGTCCGCGTTGCAACAATAGATACAATGTTGAGTTTTTATTTTGCGTTTTTTTATAGTGGACGCAATTATTATGACGAAAATAGAATTTTATGTATGGCACAATATTTATTCGACGTTCAGCAAAAAAATCGGTTGGAACAAAAAGGGCTGTTAAGACGCTTTAGTATTAACTGTTATGGTAAACAAGAAACATTAGAGGAAATGCGTAATACGAAATCCGAAAAATACAAAGAACTCAAAAATAAACGCAACACAAAAGAATATGAATCGTGGTTCTTACGGTATGTTCCATTTGAAGAAAATGAAAGTAAGAAGGAAAACAAAAACAGAAAAGAAAACAAAAACAGAAAAGAAAACAAAAACAGAAAAGAAAACAAAAACAGGAAAGAAAACGAATCAAAGAGAGAAAGTAAAAAGATAACACAAAAACGCAAATCATCTAATAAACGTAAAACTAAAAAAAATTTCTTTGGATTTTAGATGATTGTATTTTAGATGATTGTATTTTAGATGATTGTATTTTACAATTATATTGTTAAATACATGATAATATCTCTCCATATATTCTTGAATATTGATATATTTTGCTTAACAAAAGAATCGTTCTTTATATTCTGTGGCAACAACTCATCTATTTTTAATCCGAGTCGTAAAATATACATAATTGTCGTGTATATAATTTCTCTCACTCTAAAAAATAATATATCTAATAAATTCCAATCATTTACATAACTACACATATTATTTGCTTTATTTTTTTCGAAAAAATTATGCACGTCAAATAGTCCCTCCATTATTCTAGGATATATATTTTTTTCATTTTTAATAAAGATTATTTTTTTAAGTTTGTCGATGCTCTGTAAATTTAAAAAAAGTATTTTTCTTTTATTATTACTTCTTTTAAACATATAAGGAAATGCGCCATCTACACAGCCATCTTTATCTGTTATTTTTCTATCTATTAAATATGGTACATACATTGATTTTATAATACTATCAATGACATCATGCTTATTCTTATATTTTTTTTTAATAATTTGCTTTCCCTTTCTCGTATCAAAATAAGTTAAATAAAATCTATTATTTATTTCTTTCACACTATCCTCTGTAAGTATTTCGTTTAATTTCCTTCGAAATAATTCTGGTATTTTTTTAAGATCTTGATGTTTTCGCAAATATTTATAACTATAATTACATATTTCTATAGATATTTCCATTCTATTTAATAAAAATAATAAACCTAATATAGAACCTATACTACAGCCCGATACGCGGCGTATTTTTAATTTATTTTTGTTTTGCATTTCTTTCATATAAAATAAACCCCCTAACATGTATATTCCATTAAAAGCACCCCCGTCTAGCACTAGATCTATTTCGGATGGTATATTTTTTTCATCTATATTTTCTATTAATGTATTTATGAATGTATTCAAAGCCATAAATTAGTTACATTTTCACTAGAATAGTTTTTTTCTATATAAACTTAAATATTTTTTCAATATACAAACTATACACAATGGATCCTATTGATGGTAGTTTATCTATAACATCTAGACCATCATGGCAAGATTATTTTAAAGAAATTTGTTTATGTACTGCTAAACGTTCTCCTTGTGAAAGATTGAAAGTTGGTTGTATACTAGTGAAAGACAACAGAATCATAGCTCAAGGGTATAATGGATTTTTACCAGGCGCTCCACATGAATCTAGAGTTATACACCTTTGAAGATTTAAAATGGCACGGTTGATATATTTTTATACAACAATTATATGAAGCATAAAAGTCCAGACTATAAATTATCTGCTGTTAAATATTATTTGAATAATAATGCTCCAAATGTGATGGAGGAGTATGTGAGAAGTTTATGGTAAGGAAAAATCCCAGACCAAATAAAGATGATATGCGGTTGGTT